CCGGGGAAGCTGTAGTTAGTGAAGCCAGTGCAACTGTAGTCACCAACACCAGCTATGACGAAGTTAGTTGTGTCAAAGTCTATCTTGACATCGAGGCCAGTACCAAATACTAGCTCTGCATTGTCATCGAACTTGGTCACTGATCCGGAGGCGTACTGACTGGATGAACCAGAAGCATACGTCTCTACAGAGGTGCCTGACCGTCCCCAAGTTGCGGTGATGGTCTGGGCAAAACCACCGATACCAGTGAGATCATTCTCATTGAGTATCCGTTTCCATGCACCAGCCCCGTTCGTGTTGAGCGAAGCACAGCCATTAGCACTCGTCTCAGTGCGGAAGGCATCATACTCTGTGCCACCTGAGCCGACAGAGTGGCCCATGACGATGCCGGGGAACCCTGAAGGAGAGTTGTTTCCGTTGGGGTCAATGGATATGTATGCTCCCTCTCGTCCCGGTGTGCCAGTCGTCTGGGTTTGCAGTACGATGGGCACGTTCTCATCTACGGCACGGACAAGGAACTGTTCAACAGCGTTGGATGGTCCAACTATGAAACCAATGTGGTCGTACCTGTTCATCCAATTGATCGGGTACGTCCACGTACCACTGCCAGTGCTTATAGACGATGTGGTAGCTGACCGTATGTTGATCATACCCCTTTCGATCTCTATGCCGTAGGGAGTATTGCTACCAGTGTAATTGTCTAGGTGCAGATGTATCTTGTTGGTACTGTCATCGAACATGTTACGGATTTGAAGGGTGTTGTCACCTGCAAAACCTATGTTAGCTAGCTGTGAGTCATTAGCAAGATCGTAGATCTCGAATGCACCAGTGACTGCCTCCGTTGTTCCGGGTGTGGCAGTGTTGATGTCACAGAGTACTCGTCCGGAGAGCAGCTGCTCCCAAGCGGCGTTGCCTGCGCCATCTGAGGTGAGTACCCACCCATCAGATGATGCTTCGGCATTGAAGTTACCGGCTACTAGATCTGTCATCAGTATGTATGACTGGAGATCTGAAATCTGTGACTCAGTGACTGTAAGCGCAGCATTGTGCTGCGTCACTGAGGCTTCTGTAATAAATGCGTCGGGCACGTTGGCCCATGTGACGACTGATGATAGATCATTAGACTCTAGTGCGCCGCCTGCGGCCACGAGTCCATTCATTTGTGCTAAGGAGACAGGCTCCTGATTATTGACTGCATCCGGAATGTTGGTGATACGATTAGAGTTCATGTCTAGCTGAGCGGCCATCATGTTAGGTGATGTCCCGTCCAGCGAGAGCGTGTTCTCCAGTGCAGCTTCTATCAAATCGTTGTTCGCGTTGTAGGTCGCGGTCAACATGTAGCCTGCTGCTACGTCTGTGAGGGAGAGCTTAGCCATTAGGGTATTCGTAGTCCTCTGGTTTGCATACGTCTCTCATCTGTAGCACACCACCGTGTGCCTCTACGTCGTAGCTCAAGATGCCATCTTTGAACAAGCATTGTGCTTCTTCAAAAGTGACTTCCTTACATGGATGCTCACATGAGCCTGTTACTACAGCTGGGGCATGTGTCCACCCTAGGTGCTTCAAAGCCCATAATCTGTTGTTGCCTGTCTTCAACCACCGGCTCTTGTAAGGGAACTCTCTGTGATTGAGGACAATCAAAGGATTGACCAGCCCTTGCTTCGAAATGTTCTCCGCAAGAGCTGGCCTAAACTTTTCACTACCTTCCTTATACACTATCTCAGAAAACTGGATGTCCTCCAAAGGGTATTCAGGGCAGTAGTAGATCTTAAACATTACGCGTCTTTCATCAAGCCATGCGCTTCCAGAACATCCAAGATCGCATTGATCTTGGTATTCAGGTTGAGAATAGCCTGCGTAAACTCCGCAACAGCCACGGTGGCATCGCCATCAGCGATGACTACCGTATCGGCAGCTGACTGACCGGGATCATCAGTCGTATATGTCATTGTAAGATCTGCGATTAGCGTCTGTGCCTCACCGATCAGTGGTCGCCCACTGGAGTCAGATATTTGACAATCGCCTTTCTTTGGGTTAGCCATAAGTTATACCTCCGTCAGGAATCCTCCCCCGAAGGGGAGGACTATGTAGATTACTCTACGGCTGCGAATGAACTGCCTTGAGACTGTATCGGTTCGAGGTAACGAACTGTCAAGTAGCCTGCGCCAGCAGTAAATACACCAGTGGTGTATGCAAACACAACTTTAACGTCAGAGGTACTAGCAGCACCACACGTAGTAACGCCAGCAACCAGCGCACCGTCGCAAGCGACGACTGCACCGATAGCATCCAGTGCTGTAACAGCAATGGCGGCATCAATACCGTTCTCATCGTCAGCCGTATAAGCACCAGTGATGCCTCTATTCGTGCCGATGTTCAGAGCGCCAGAGGCACTCGTAGTGAACGCTGCGGTAACTTGGAAAGACGCTTCCAAGATGCGCGAACCCCGAGGGATTGTAACATCTTGAGGATTCAACGACGCCACTGTGATAGAAGCTACAGCTTCAAGAGCTGTTGCATCAGGCAGGTATTTAACTAAGGTCTTTACAGACCCATCTGCCGTTACAGCGGAAACATTGTTGTCTTCCGAGTGCGTACCAAAACCTACGGCCAAGCTGTCAGAGTTGACCCATGTAGTATTTCTACCCATAATCAGTCACCTTATACTTGGTCGTTGTCTGCAAGAATGCAAACAAGGTTTTCAGGACGGTAGACTTTGAGGCCATAACGAGCAGTCGTGACATATTCCTCACGCTGCTTCTTGTAGTTATAACCACCATCGACCTTAGGCATCTGCCTCATTGCGCCCATGAAGGGAAGCAAGTCAGGAGACGCTGCGCTGAAGAAGACGTTAGCCTTGCCAGCAGCGGTCGTTAATCCACCGATAGTTTCGTTGGCCGTAGGCAGGTAGTTGCTCACGTACACGTCAAAGCCAAAGATGTTCTTAACGAACGTCATGCCATTGCCGATACCCGATTCAACGATACCTTCCCAACGGACGTTGTTCGAGATGTTCACGATGTTGGTCAACGTGTTGATCTCGTACTCGACCGAAGGGTCTACAATCGCAATCAGATTAGACTGCGGCACATTGGCTTTCTTCAAGCCATAGAGCGCCTTAGCAAAATCTGCTACTGCCATCGTTTCGTTTGTACCCGTAGCAACAAAGCGGTGATCCGCTCCGTTGATCTGGTTCGCATCAGCTGCGGTCTGACCACCACTAGCGCCACCGGCAGCAAGTGCCAGTACGTCAGTTTCGATCTTCTCTGCTAATGCCCGAGCCTGCGACGGTAAGAATTTTGCTTCAAGCTGTGCAGCGTAAAACAAGTCTTGCCGAGCCTTCTCGGTGATATAGTGCCCAGAACTCAGGTACTCAGTGATTGTGAAGGTGAACTCACCAGTGTCGAGAGCATCAAAGACAACGTCCGTGTCTTCAGTGTAGTCTCGTACAGTCGATTCGCCAATAGACGGGATGGTGAACTGGTCGCCATCTGGGAACTCGCTCAGCCAGTTTACCCAGCCTTGCGCGCTCAAGTCGTCTTGGAGAACTTCCTTGAGTTGTGTACTCCAAATCTCCGAGCGAGTGAGAACCGCACTATTGCCTGTATTCATAGACATGGTGTGTTTCCTCGTTTAGAGAGTTAGTTGTTGAAACGCTCGCCCAAACCGTTCATCGACCGAGTCAATTCACCTTGAATTGATGGGTCATTGATGTACTTCACATGCCCTACTTCCTTGCGTTTGGCGTCGAACCAAGCCTTAGTCTTGAATCCCTCTACTTCTAGTGGGCGACTGTCTTGATTCAATCCCTCGACATTGACATGAGGTAGTGAAGTTGGACTGCCTGAGCTAGGCGTACTTGTCTTTGGGTCAATAAGAGTTGCGAATGCTTCGGGACTATCTTCGCTCAGCTCGGCCAGTTGCGCTGGTGTCATACCCAGCGTTCCTGCCCGCTCTGCCACAAGTGCTCTAGCGGCTTCAACATCACCGTCCACAGCCTTGAGTACTAGCGCGTTCCCTTTCGCCCGATTGGTAGCCTTGGTTTCGGCTGACTTCTCGGTCTGTAATACTGACTTAATGACATCTTGGAGTTCGTCAGCTGACATGGTCTGCCCCCCTTCTGAACTTTGCTGTGTGGTGTTAGCTTCTTTGATTGCTGCTAAGAGTTCTTCAACCGGAGCAGTCTTGCCAGCGGCAAGGGTAGCTGCTTCCAGTTGTTCCTTCAAGGTTGCATTCTCCTGTTCGACAGTGCTGATATGTTCATCAGCCTGTGCTTTTCCTTTTGCCAGTGCTTCCGCATCTGCGAACTTTTTGCCTTCACCTACGAGTGCATCTAGTGCACTCACGCTGCCTTGGTCAGCAGCAAATACGTCGTCGGACATGGTCTGTCCTCCTATGATAGTTGTATCAGTTTGATAATCTCACGCAGCGTTTTGCGACGTGCGATATTGGCTGCGTGAATCAATTGCCAATTCGGTTCCGTGAAGTCTTCGTCATTCCTTTCGGACATTTCGATGACTTCGTTTAGTATCCGCTCCAGTCTACGCTGGAACAGAGTTGAATTCTTGAGAGCCTTCTCGCTCTCTGCTTGGATCTTAGCCAATTCCTTTGCGTCCTTGGCTTCAGCCCTGTCTTCTTTGAACCATCTTCCGTCCATTACCACTTCCTTTCGTTAGCTATTAGTACTATATCAAGTCCTGCCGATACAGAAGCGGAGCCTACGTCAACCTTAGCTTCTACATGTGCAGTTGATCCAGCAGGAACTTCTACATACGGGTGGAATGCCTTAATAAACGAGCCGCCAGTAACCGTAGCTTCAAAGGCTACTCTTTGTACGCCTATGACATCTGCTGGAGTGTCTCTCGTAGTCATGTAGAATGTGTAACTACATACCTTACTGCCATCAGCAGAAATGTAGCCACCGGATACATAGGCAGTCTTATCGAACGGCACAGTGTATATCATCTGCTGCGTTTGCCCTTGTGTTACGTGTATATTCACTTGAATAGCTGCTGCTGTGTCAGGAACACCAGCCGTAGTGCCTCCCCAAGTAGTAGAGTCATCTGCAATATACAGTGTGCCAAGGTTATACCCTGTGGTGTTAGTCGCCCCTACAGAGCCTATGAACGCACGGTTGATGAAGGAGAACACTAGGTTAGAAAGTACGGGTGTCGTACCATTTAGTATTACTAGGTCTTGTATTTCCGAACCGGCAGCATCAAGTCCTTGTATGACAAGTGATCCTGCTCCATCTCCCGCAGGGGAATCTTCGGTACTAGTGGACGCAACCTCAACTAGTGTAGCAACAGGCATAGCAACCCACAGATCTCCTTGTTCCCATACGTCCTCATAATCTGTCCCTACGTCGTGGTTAGTTCCAAACTTATTGATATGAGTGACTTCCTGATAAGCACCCCTCGCTATATCCAAACCGGGGTCTATTAGCTGATTGCCGTTCCTATCAATGAGGGATGTCGGCATTAGCCTATGCGCTCCACTTCTTCTTCATCATCAGCGAATTGCTTGTCAGCCACCTGTTTGATATTCTCGTCCTGTGCTTGCGTTGAAAGCTGCTGCGTCTTCTGCCGCTCTGAGATCCTGATGTTATCCACGACCAGTTCGAACTCTTGCAATCCGAGGTTCTCCTCCATGAGCTTGGCAATCTTGAGAGAGCTGATATGAGCCTGTACATCTGGGTCTTGGTAGGCTGCACTGTTGATAAAGCCTAGGATGTTCTGTACGACCTGTGCCTGCTTAGCGAAGTGCCGTGCCCCAATGGGGTACAGCTTGCCTTTGCTATTCAGCATCTCAGGCGTGACCTTCAGGAACTGGGCCACTGCGAAGTCTTCGTCAAGTACCTTGACCACTTCCAGTGCATTGAGGTTGCGACGTGCAGACTCAAGCATCTGGTTCAGGAGGGGCTCAACAAAGTGCTCCTCGAAGTACGTGATCTTCTGTTGGAACAGTCTACCGGCTGCGTTCTGCAACTCTTGGACCTCGAAGGCAGTCTTCTCGCCCGGTGTCCGGATACCCATAGCTTCCCTAGGGGCTCCTACGAGTTGCTCCATATCAGACATCATCTGATTCTTCTGGAAGTCAGCTTGCAGTGCGGTTGCGTCCGGACGGAGTACATCGAGGTGCGAGTCAACGTCACCGAAGATACGCTCTCCCGGTCCCCAGTTCCAGTCTTCAATCATGCCACGCTGGTAAACCACTGGGTGTGCAATTTGGTCGAACACGTCAGCCTTGAGGTTCTCTAGGTGGTCTAATCGGTACTGCATACCTACTAAGTTATCCAGCGGTCCCATTGCCATCAGGTTATCGGGCCTCAAACGCCAGCCGACATGTTCTTTGTTAGAGCGGCCAAGCCATGAGTCAATTGGTTCATCACTCACTACCTTACGCCTGTCCATTACGATGATACGTCTGCTGGTCTGTACTATGCCTGTCTCTATGTCGAAGGTATCTCCTTCGAACTCAAGAAGTTCGACCATGTCTGAGCTGTAGTATCCTGATAGACTGCCGAATCCATCAATGACGTATCCTTCTGACTTCTCCAAGTCGCTATCGGCGTAGGCACGGAGATCTTGCCTAACCCTCGACGTATTCGCAACTGCTTCATTAACCCAAGCGAATGCGGGGTCACTCTGCCCTGCGGCAAGGAGTGATCCCATAGAGACAACTGTTCTGGTGATCTTTGCAGCGTCCTTGAATGTACTAGCAGACTGATCGAAATAGATGTCATACGGGGAAATGCGGTGGAGTTTCGGGCCACTGTAAATGCCAACATTCGTGCCATCTGAAGTGGTGTGCGTTTCGTTCTCGTAGGTGACTTCAGCGAACGCATTGCCATAGTCGATGTAATCATAGAGTGCCTCTGCTACCATTGCCTTGAATCCGGACTCACGGATCTTCTGCTTCATGTATGCTTCAATCATCTTGACAGCGGCCTGAGTAGCAGCGTCTTGCGTGGCAGCTTCCCACTTGAACCAGTTGTCATGGGGGAACAGAGCAGCCAAGTAGTTGGCATGGAGGTTGTCCCTGATCTGGCAGATCTTCGGGATACTCGTCTTGTTCTTCCAAGGGAGCTGGTTGTTAGCGGTCTGTGACGTATCTGTCTGGAAGATGTAGTTGCGAAGCTCTCGCATGTCATTATTCCACTCTACCCGGAGGTTCCTGTACGTCACGTACTTATCTACGACAAAAGATGATAACGCTTCCCCTTGCAGGGTGTGGTTGATCTCTTGTACTTTTTTGGATGTTCTAGCCATTAGAGTCCTGTATTATAAGCCTTTTATGGTTACGCTGCAACTCCACCGAAGCGTCCGTGCGTTTGCATCGCCGCTCTTGGACGCTGGATGCCTCTGTTAATCGGGACACGTACGATTCCCATTACGGAATGCAGTGCGTCCTTGATGTCATCAAAGGCTGGGTTGTGTTGGATAAGCTCCTGCTCTAGGTCCTCACAGAGGCCACCATAGTAGTGCCAGATGCTCATGTTCTCGTATCGAGGAGAGAGCGTATTGTGAATCCGCTCCTCCTTAGTACCCATTGTCCGAGTTGGGCGAAAATCGTCTACAGACAGTAGCAATCCTTCCTTCCGGATGTCGTCCCTGATCCGTTCAGCTATTACTGCTTGTCCTGCCGTTGTTTCTGCACGTAGTTTCTTAAAGCCCCATTTTAAGTGGGCTTCTCGGATTATGTCATAATATCGGTTGGTCTTGTTTGTACGCTCACGTTTAATGTCGAGGATGTAGATGTTACCATCAAAATCCACGCCGACCACAACGAGGACCGTATAGTCAGCAGTTGAGCGGAGCGAGAAGGCGAAATCAATAGCTGCGAAGATTGAGAGCGGTCTACCATTGTATGTCCATACTCCATCGCGCTTTGTCACCATCTCCTTGTTGTAATACTGGAAGTACTCCGAAGCTATCGCTTCGTCACCCGGATCGTTAGGGTTATTGTAGTACTGAGCGTGGTACTGAGTCCGATCCAGATACTTGCCGCGTTTTGTCGCCAAAACTGTCGCATTGAACCCAAACCATCTACCGTCACCGCGCTGTTGCCGAGGCCATAAGTATTCACCTGTTCCGTCTCCCATGTCCTCTACTTCCTTTTGCCACACCTCATAGATAGGCTTAGAGTCAAGGACTTCTCCGTCTTTGTCAACAACGTCTTGTGTAGCGGCACACAGAGTGCCGTATAGATCTTTGGGATGGTATCGCGTTCCAACAAGCCACTCACGTGCGTCAGTGGTTTCAATGGATGCGAGTAGGCTATACTGAGACTCGACTTTCTTCCTTCCGTCCGTAGTGTACGCATTCTCATTGACAACGACATCGTCAAGTACGGCGATGTTACAATGCAGCCCCGTAATTGATGTAGTAAGGCCAGCCGTAAATACGGTCGAGTCCCGTACCCCTTCCGCAGTCCGTTTGGGGTGATCAACACAGATTTCTGAGTTCGTCCACTTTTCACGCTTGCCCTCGTCGGGGTGTATCATGTTCGGCCAGTAGCGCCGATACTTGGGGTGTTGTAGGATGTCCTTGATAAATTTTAGCTGCTTCTCCGCGAGGCCACTCGTGGCAGAGATATACAGGACCGTTACAGACGGGTCTCTTGTTATCTCCCAAGCCACTCGGTAGGCCACCATCGTTGACTTCTGATGGTCCCGAGGGATCAAAGCCATTTGATGATCTTCCGCATCGTCTCGGCACCACCACTTGATAAGGTCCTCATGACACTTGCCGAGGACCCTATGCGGTGCGACCAACCTGATGAAAGTCAGGAGGTCGTCTTCTGCCGCCGAACGGATTTGGTCAACCGTTGAAGCCATTATCTTAGTTCAGTATCCTGAGTACCTTGTATCCGGAACCACCAGAGTCAGCAGCACCCACGGTGACTTGCTCCATCGTACCATTATCATCATCGTACAACCAGAGTGAAGTCTCGTTTGCGCCCAGATCAGCTGGGTCTTCGACACGTACTGCTTCAGCACCACCAGCTGCTATTGATATATTGCCGATAGCAGGTTGATACATACCGGCATCACCTG